ATCATCAACTAGAGCTAAGGCGCCACTTTGGTTTTCTGGTAGCAAGAAACAGATTGCTGAATTTTTAACCCAGTTCGATTGGGACAACTCTATTGCGCTCGCGCACAACGCCATGTTCGACATGGCAATTCTCAACTGGCACTTCGATATTAGACCCAGATACATAGCTGATACGCTAGCTATGGCACGTGCTATACATTCTATAGAAGTAGGGGGGAGTCTCGCTGCCCTGTCTGAATACTATAGTTTGGGTAAGAAAGGCACTGAGGTACACAATGCTATAGGCAAGAAGCGTCTGGACTTCACCGAGGAAGAGATGCAAGCCTACGGTGGTTACTGCGTGCAGGACGTTGAGCTTACCTACAAGTTATTCAACGTGTTGAAAAAAGACTTCCCAAACTTTGAACTGGCCCTGATTGATCTCACGATCCGCATGTTTAGTGAGCCACAGCTACGCTTGGATTTGAATGTACTCAACGCGCACCTTGAGGATGTTGTGAACAAAAAAGAACAACTGCTGTCTAAGGTCAACCACGACAAGAAAAAACTAACAAGTAATCCCCAGTTTGCCGAATTACTACGGGAATACGGCATCGAGCCTCCTACTAAAATAAGTCCTACAACGGGCAAGGAGACCTACGCATTTGCCAAAAGTGATGAAGCCTTCAAAAAACTTCAAGAACACGACGACCCAGAGGTTCAAGCTATTGTAGTTGCTAGACTAGGTGTAAGGTCTACCATCGAAGAGACACGCACCCAGAGGTTCATCGACATAGCTGGTAGGGGTACACTGCCTATCCCGTTACGTTATTACGCGGCCCACACAGGGCGCTGGGGAGGTGACGACAAGATCAATATGCAGAACCTACCCCGTGGATCGCAGCTCAAAAAGGCTATGCGCGCCCCTGCTGGGTACAAGTTTGTGGACTGTGACCTGTCTCAGATAGAAGCACGGACACTGGCGTGGTTGGCCGAGGAGGACGACCTAGTTGAAGCGTTCGACAGAGGGGACGATGTATACAAGATAATGGCTTCTGCCATTTACGATAAGCCTGAAGATGAGATAAACAAAGAAGAAAGATTCGTAGGTAAGACTACTATACTAGGTGCAGGGTACGGCATGGGTGCCGTCAAGTTTAAAGCCCAACTCAAGAACTTCGGGGTGGAGCTAGAACAGGAAGAATGTGACCGCATCATAAAGGTATACAGAGACACATACCCAGAGATACCCAAGCTATGGCGCAAGGCAGGAAAGATGCTAGACGTGGTTATGGGCGATCAGAGTAGCTCCTTTGGGCGCGATGGCATACTGGAGGTGGAAGGCAAGAAAGGGATCAAGCTACCCAACGGACTGTATATAAAGTATCCAGAACTGCGGAAAGAGACTGACGAAGACGGTAAAACCGAGTTATTGTACAAGACCCGGAAGGGTAGAACGCTTATAGATACTAGAATATATGGAGGTAAAGTAATCGAGAACGTGTGTCAGGCACTGGCACGGATCGTCATCGGTGAGCAACTCCTGCGTGTATCACAAAAATACAAGGTCGTGATGACTGTACATGATGCAATCGGGTGCATTGTCCCAGAGGATGAGGTAGAACAGGGTATGCGCCTAGTAGAAAAGGTTATGAAGATACGGCCCAAATGGGCACCAGACCTGCCCCTCGACTGTGAGGGAGGGTTTGGTGATTCCTACGGAGCCTGTTAGCCCCAGTGGGCGGTGGGCAGAGGTTTTTATCATTCGTTTTGCCTCGAAAACACCCACAGTATATGACATGGATCACGTTACTCCCCAGTTCAGGTTTTCTATCGAGGGGCCTGAACAAAGGCGTTCTCTTTCCTCCGTGTGCATATGCCGACTAAGCCGCGCTAAGGTTAGCCGTGCCTTTATCCTTGGGGGCACGCATTGAATTGAGGAGCTTATGAAAGTACGAATAGAGTTGGAACAACAAGACGTAGAAGAAGCCATATTGTTGATTAAAAGGCTTACTGATGCCTTAGAAAGAGTAGAAGAATTTATAGAGGAACAAGACGGAGATGGCGAAGAAGGGACATAAAGATTTGCACCCAACAATTATTGACATGGCAAAGAAAGGCATGAAGGGTGTTGATATAGCTGCTGAACTAGGGCTAAGTCCCAACAGCGTCAGGACAATACTCTTTAATCACGGGGTTAAGTTAAAGACCCCGATAGGCAGACCTATGGTGGACAACCCTGTCCGCAACAGGTTCAGAGTGCCGAAGGTACACGAAGGGCCGGAGCAGGTGATGTCAGACCCGTTCATGCGAGTTTTAAATAAAGATGTATAAAGAGTTGGAACAGAAGTGCAAGTGCGGCCAGAAGATGCTTGAGGTGCTTGGCTATATAGAAAAGCAAGACGGTGATGGATGCTCGCAAGCATACCGCAAAGGTTGGTACTGCCCGTGGTGTAAAAATTGGGAAGACGCAATACTTAGAGAGAAGATTGTAGAGGAAAAATAATGTACGAATACAAAGCAACAATAATTAGAGTAGTCGATGGAGATACAGTAGATGTTGATATTGATCTTGGTTTTGATTGTTGGGTTCGTAATCAGCGTATCCGTCTTTTCGGAATTGATACTCCGGAATGTCGCACTAGAAATAAACAGGAGAAAGCACATGGACTACTCGCAAAAGCCTACGCCCAAAAGGCTCTCAAGTTGGGAGGAGTTTATGCGCTCCGAACAAGGGAGAAGGGAAAGTTTGGAAGGTACTTGGGTGAAATCAAAGTTGGACGGACGACCATTAATAAACTACTCATCAAAGAAAAGCTGGCTGTCGCGTACACCGGCCAAAATAAAAAAGACATAGCTGCTGCACAAGAGGCTAACCGTTTAGCATTGATAGAAGAAGGAAAGCTATGACAGCTTGGTCTTACAGTAAAGTTAATACCTTTAAGCAGTGCCCTAAGAAGTATTACCATCTTAACGTCAAGAAAGACGTAAAAGACCGAGGTAGCCCTGCTACTGTATACGGTAATAAAGTACATAAAGCGGCTGAAAAATATATAAAAGACGGCAAGCCTTTAGAAAAAGAATATGGCTTCTTACGAAAAACACTGGATGCTTTTAACCGGATAGAAGGTGAGAAGCACTGCGAGATTAGGCTTGGTGTAGCCAAAGAAGATGATGAATTTAAGCCGACGAAATTTATGGCTCCTGATGTTTGGTACCGAGGTATAGCTGACCTACTTATAGTCAACGGAGAGAAAGCTTATCTGATTGACTACAAGACTAGTAAGACCGCGAACTATGCGGACACTAAACAGTTGGACTTACTTGCAGGTGCTGTATTTATAAACTTCCCTGAAGTTAAGAAGATTAAATCTGCATTGTCATTTGTTATATGTGATGGCTTCGTAACTAAAGAGCATACCGCAGACATGTATAAGTCCTACATTGGTGTGTTTGATGAAATACTTGAGCGTATTGAAGTAGCAGGTAATGAAGGTGTTTGGAATCCAGTAGACGGCCCCTTATGTGGGTTTTGTCCAGTTATTAGCTGCGAACATAATAGGAAATGATATGCGTATAGTCTGTGCACCACAACAAGTAAATCTTTTTGACGAAGATATTAGAAGAGATGCCCCACGCTGTAATGTAGTGTGGTGGACTGATGATAAAGACCATAATGAGTGGCATATCTATAACAGTATGAGGACATATCTTAATAAACCTTTGTTAGATACGTTAAAAAATTTTGGTTCTCCGCAATATTCAGAGATAAATTTACACCTACTAAAAGATTTGTATCGTGCACTGCTCCGCGAAGAACCTACAAAAGGATTCACTGACAGGTTAAAAAAGTGTGGTAGGCATATAGAGTATTGGCAGTGGGACATTTTTGAGCAGATAAGATGGCGTGCTAGTAAAGGTGTACGTCCTAAAGTAGCATTAGAAGATATGCTTAAACTTCACTATCGTAGAATAGAACGTGAAGATGTTTATGAAAGATGGGATAGCCAAGAAATAAAACAAGAATGGCGTGAAGTAAGAATGCAAGTGTTAGAGGCATATAAAGCACAATGTGCTATATGCAACCGTACCCCGCAACAACACGGAGTGGTGGTACATGTAGATCACATAATACCTAAATCACACAAACCGAATCTGGCCTTGTGCTTTTCTAATTTGCAAGTGCTTTGTGAAGATTGCAACATGGGCAAGGGTAATAAATTTGACACAGATTGGCGTCCTGTAGTGACTAACCACATATCAGTACATAAGCATCTGCAATACTGAAGGAGGTAGAAATGCCAACCAAGAAACGTAACTACAAGAAAGAATACGAGAACTACCAAGGCACAGAGGATCAGAAAAAGAAACGTGCTAAACGCAACGCTGCTCGACGTAAGGCAATGCGCGAAGGCAAAGTTAAAAAAGGTGACGGTAAGGATGTAGCCCACAAGAAAGCCTTAGATAAAGGCGGAAAGAACTCTGACGGTACTAAAGTAGAGAGTAAATCACGGAACCGATCCTTCAAACGGGACTCTAAAGGTAATCTAGTGTCTGAAACCAGTAAAAGAGAGCGAAAGAAAAAGTGAAAGTAGTCCACGATAGGGCTGTCATACTAAATACAAGGCAGCCCCATTTAATTACGGAAAGAGTAAGTAACTATAAGATTCTGAAAGAAGAGAACGGTATATACAAGATCGTAATACCGTGGGGTCTGGAAGAATCACAGGTGCTAGCTGACTTAAAAGTTAAGAAAGTGCCTTCTCCTATGATGCGCGACTATGAATTTACTGGTCGCTACGAGCCGTTTGACCACCAGAAAGAGACAGCTTCTTTTCTTACCCTGCACAAGAAGGGTTTCTGTTTTAACGAGCAAGGCACCGGAAAGACTGCATCTGTAATATGGGCGACTGATTATCTTATGCAGCAGGGTTTAGTAGATCGCGTGTTGGTTATATGCCCTCTGTCTATTATGAAATCAGCATGGCAAGAAGACTTGTTTAAGTTTGCTATGCACCGTAGCTGTTCAATTGCCCACGGTACTTCTACTAGAAGGAAAAAAATAATAGAGGCAGGGTCTGAGTTCGTGATTATAAACTTTGACGGGGTAGCTGTGGTCAAAGACGAGATCATGAACGGTGGCTTTGACATGGTTGTCGTAGACGAAGCCAACGCCTACAAGAACGCACAAACAAATAGGTGGAAAGTATTACGAGATATCGTTGCAGATATTCCGTGGCTTTGGATGCTTACTGGTACTCCCGCAGCCCAATCACCCGTTGATGCGTTTGGTCTGGCAAAACTAGTTAACCCCAATGCCCCTAAATACTTCGGGCAGTTTAGAGACAGAGTGATGTACAAGGCTACACAGTTTACGTGGAGGCCAAAACGAGACGCAGACAAGATCGTGCATGAAGTTCTACAACCTGCGATTAGGTTTGAGAAAAGTCAATGCCTCGACTTGCCCCCTGTTACTTACGTAGAACGAGAAGCACCTCTGACCAAACAGCAGGCAGCATACTACAAGCTGCTGAAAGAACGGATGATGATGGAAGCTGATGGAGAGCAAGTTACTTCTGTAAATGCAGCGACTAACCTCAACAAACTTCTACAGATATCAGGCGGTGCTGTTTACTCAGATGACAAAGAAGTCATTGAGTTTGATGTAAGCAACAGATTGAACATCGTGAAAGAAGCGATAGACGAGTCATCTAACAAGGTTCTGGTGTTTGTGCCTTTTACTCACACTATTGAATTGCTAAGAGACTTCTTGTTGTCTAACAAAATATCTTGCGATGTAATATCAGGAAAGGTTTCTGTTAACAAAAGAAACAAAGTAATCAAAGACTTTCAAGAAAACGAAAAACCTAGAGTGCTTATTATTCAGCCACAAGCAGCTTCACATGGTCTTACTCTTACTGCTGCTAACACAGTCATATGGTATGCACCTGTTACTAGCGTGGAGACATACTTACAAGCTAATGCGCGTATAGATAGGCCGGGTCAACACAACCCAATGACTATTGTTCACATACGCGGTAGTGAAGTTGAGACACGCCTATACAAAATGTTGCGGTCTAACATCGACCACCACCACAAGATAGTCGATTTATATAAACAAGAAATAAATACTTGACACTGTAAAGCGTAGCAGTACACTACTTGTCCCGATTGAAAAGGAGTAGTGATGAACGCAACAGACAAGGCAGATAAACTAACGGCTGTGTATCTCAGTATGAGAGACGCCATTAGAGAAAAAGAAGAAGAGATAAAAGAAATAAAAGTACAACAAGATAAAGTAGCTAAGAAACTTGATTCTTTTTTTGGTGAAAAAGGTGAGTCTCTTAAATTAGCATCCGGCACTGTATCTCGAAGGTTACAGACTACATTTCAGATAAGTAACTGGGACGAGATGCACATCTTTATAAAAGAGAACGATGCTATGCACCTGCTTGAGAAGCGAGTGCACAGTACAAACATGAAGGAATTTCTGGAAGCTAACCCAGATGTAGTACCACCAAGCCTTCAGGTTATACGAAAAAACATTATCTCTGTTCGTAAACCCTCTAAAAAATGAACCGACTTCGGGTAAAGGATGGGTGTTTCATACACCCTGATACTTACGAGCCTCTGCGCTCTATAGAAGTTGTAATTACAGATAGAGGAGTATTATCAAGAAACTATTACAAGGACGACAACCTTGTTTGTTGGTCTGTAGGGTGCGACTTTCCGCACGAAGATGTAGCTAACAAACAAGCACCCAGATGCTTAGATTGCGACCAAAGCATAAAAGTAGGATGGGGAACAGCGGGAGCGCCTTGTAAATACTTTACTTTAATTAAGGTAGCGTTTCTTGATTCTAAGTATCTTCATGAAATTAGGCTTGGAGCTTTAAGTTTATTTTCAAAAGAAGATAACAGGATGAGCCTTTATAAATATGAGGATCATCTAAAGCGTAACCGAGAGGAAATCGGTAACGTGTTAACTGAAATATATTTTGTAGAACATGGAAATACCTACAAAATGTTATTCAAACCAGTTCGACCTTTAACAGAGGAAGAACTAGAAAATATACAGCAGCTTGAAGAAGCTGTACAACCAACCCCTTTTACGGAGCAGCACATGGCTAGTAAGAAATTTAAATCGCATGTTATACGTGGAGTAACTGCAATGTATCCACGCATCAATCAGCCCTACCACTGGAGCGAATCACAAAACAAAAGTGTTCCTTGTGGTGCTACACAAGATGGAGCCGCTTACGAGATGAGCTTCACAATGAACAAAGATCAGGCAGCGGAACTGTATGCTTTGATGAAAGAAGCATATATGGAAGGACGTGAAAAATCTTGGCCGGAAGAATTTCCTAAAGCTAAAAAGATTTTTAACAAGCAAGAAGACGGCACTTATCTAGCTAAGACTAGTATAAAAGCCCAGTACAACGGTAAGTTAACTAACCCACCCAAGCAGTACGACTCACAAGAAAAATTACTTGGTGAAGACTTCATGCTCACTACTGGTAGTACAGTAAACATAGCCGTTGATTTTTTCCCACACAAAATGAACGGCGGTAATGTGGCACTCTGGCTACGAATGGTGCAGGTAATTAAGTATGTGCCATACGAAGCACCTTCTCCGTTTGGTAAAGAAGAAGGTTTTAGTGTGGACGATGGAGCTGCCACTCCTTTTGGTGTTGATAACTCAGGTGATGGGTTTGAAGCTGATGATGACAACGATGACGATGATGTTGAAGAAGTCAAAACGCCTTCTAAGCGTAAAAACCAAAAGCCTCAAGCCGACGATGACGATGACGACATCGAAGACCTTATTTCAGACTGGAGTAAATAATACTCATGAGCTACGGCTATACGACACGTATAGGTAGTCTGAACAAAGAAGCTGACCAATCTCTTCTGGGTGTTCGCCTTGGCCGAGTGTGCATTGATTATGATGTACCCGTTGCCGAGGTTTCATCCCAGTTGGGAGTCAGCAGGCAGACTGTTTACAACTGGTTTACAGGTGTTCATGAACCCAATCAAGAACTTACGGAACTGATAGAAGAAATAATAGCTGAATACGACTAATGAAAAAATTCGATCTCATAGACCATGTTGTCCCAAGAGGCGGCGTATACAATGTGATCGGCATGAAGGAGGGTAAGCTTCTACCAAAGTTTACACATAGCTTAGAAAAAGCATACAAGATAGCTAACAAGTTTACTGAGCAAGGCATGGATGTGTACTTTGCTTTGGGTAAGCTGAAAGAAAAAGGCAGTAGGAAGGTTGAAAATGTAGAGTCCCTTGGAGCCATATGGCTCGATATAGACTGCGGCGGGGACAAAGCAGAAGAGATAGAACCCTCTACAGGATTACCAAAAGGCTATGCTAGTCAGAAGGAAGGACTGAAAGCTCTCAAGAAGTTTTGTAACACCGTTGATCTCCCTGAACCTGTAATAGTTAGTTCAGGTTACGGTCTACATATTTACTGGGCGTTTACGGAAGAAGTGCCTACTGAGAGATGGCTGCCTATTGCCAAGCGGTTAGAGCAAGTATGTATTACTAAGAAATTTTGTGCTGATCCAAATGTGTTCGACGCTGCTCGCATACTACGAGTACCGGACACCTACAACCAGAAGAAGGATACTCCTAAGCTAGTAGAGGTACTTAACTCTACAGCCGACCGGTATGCACCCAATGATATCCGTGCGTTGCTTGGAGTAGACCCTGATGAAGTCGCGGTAGCCAAGAAGAAAAGCAGTAAACCTGTGCCAGACTTCTTGCAAAAGCTGCTTGAGCAAAACGAGAACTATAAGTTTTCTAAAATAATAGCAAGAGAAGACCCTTGCCTACAGCTTAAAGACAGTTTGATAAACCGTGAAACTCTGTCGGAACCTCGATGGTTTAACGCACTGTCTCAGGCTAAGTTCTGCATTGACGGCAGTAAGGCCATACACTCCATATCCAGAGGTCACCCTGACTACGACCACAATGCGGTAGAGCGGAAAATAGTCAGCATAAAAGGGCCGCATAGTTGTGAGGAGTTTGAGAAAAACAACCCCGGCGGTTGTAAAGGTTGCGTACACAAAGGAAAGATAAAAAACCCGTACACACTGGGTAAGATTATAAAGAAAGCCCCTGCTAGCCCTGTAAACAGGTTTGAACCTTACTTCAGGGGGGAGAAAGGGGGTGTATACAAGATGGACGGTGACGATCCTGTATTTGTATACGAGCACGATTTCTACATAAAGAAACACATGTGGGACAGTGAAGAAGGCTACGTAGCTGTAGCTGTGTTTCACTCACCTCACGATGGTGTGAGGGAGTTTAATATCCCCACTGAAAACCTAGAGAAGAGAATATTGTTACGTCTGTTATCTAAGAACGGCGTGATTTCAGAGACCGGTAATTCAGCACTGCTACACGAATACGTAACTAGGTCTATTAAATTTATACAAGCGAAGGAAAAGTCAGAGATCATGAGATTACAGTTTGGATGGGCTGACAACGATACAAAATTTATCGTTGGGGAAAGAGAAATAACTGCTGATGGGGTATACCACACCCCTGCTTCTTCAGTAACCAAAACATACGCACCCTACTTTGAACCTAGAGGCACTCTGGATAAATGGAAGGAAGTGTTCAACATATATAGCAGGGAGGGCATGGAGATTCACGCTTTTGCCGCACTAGCAGGGTTTGGTTCTCCTCTACTGAAACTAACAGGACAGAAAGGCGCAATCATAAACTTGGTGCACAGGAACGCGGGTACAGGCAAGACAACTATACTGCGTATGGCAAACAGTATATGTGGTGACCCTGAAGCACTGCTCGGTAACCCAAAAGACACGGCAGTGGCTCGCGTAAATAAGCAAGGGATACTAAACAATATAGTAAACACTGTAGATGAAATGAGTAACATGGACTCAAAGCAGATTAGTGATTTTACTTATGAAGTATCTCAAGGAAAAGGTAAGGACAAGGGCACTCCTACAGCCAATGCGAACCGCAAGAATGACACTACATGGCGTGGTATGACTCTTAGTTCTTCTAACTCTCCTTTCGCTCAGAAACTGTTTGCAGAGAAAAGCCTGCCAGATGGTGAGCTAATGCGGCTGATGGAGTTCTACATAGAGTATTCAGACGAGGGCACTATATCTGTAGAAGAAGGCAAGCGAATGTTTGACCATCAACTGAACGAGAACTACGGCCATGCTATCGTGCCTTTTATACAGTATGTAATAGCTAATGCCGAGGGTGTCAAACAGGATGTATTGAAGATACAAGCTAAGATAGACAAAGAAATGCGCCTTACTTCACGAGAGCGTAACTGGTCAGCGATTATTGCAGCTAACATAACAGCAGGGGTTATTGCTTGTAGACTAGGTTTGATAGACTTTGATATGGGTCGCATATACAGAGCAGCGATCCCATTGATATCGCAACTCAGAAAGGACACTATTGCTCCACTGGATACTTACGTATCAATACTCGGCTCTTTTGTAGCAAACAACCTGAACAACATGCTTGTTGTTGATGATGGTGTGGATCAGCGTGCCTCCAAGCCAAAAGCACCTATCCTTGAACCTAAGTATGGCAAACTGCTTATGCGGCACGAGCCAGACACGGAGAAGTTATTCGTGCCTGTAAAGGAGCTACGCAACGAGCTTAACAGAGATAGCACGGACTATAACTCTTTTATAGGTGATCTCAAGAACCGTGGGATATATTTGGACACCGTAAACAAACGTATGTCTAAGGGTATGCTTATATCTTCCCCCGCCCAGAGGTGTGCAATGTTCGATACATCACACCCTGAGTTCTTGGATATGTCCAAACTAGTGGAAAAGACTAAAGAAGATGCAGATAGAGAAGGTGAAATACCAGATCAACTGGAAGAAGTTTAAGAAAGGTTGGTCATTCTTTATACCGTGTCTTGACTCTGGTGAAGCCAAGAAAATATTACTGGCGGAAACCAAGCGTCTTAAATACAAAGTGGTTACTAAAGTAACCATAGAAGACGAGGTGCGGGGCATCCGTATATGGAGAGTTTAGGTTAAACCGCCGTAGTAGGTTACGTTATCTAGCCTACGGAACAGAGGATCAAGTTCTCTTCTAAAGTTACGGCTGTAACGTATACCTGATATGTACTCTCTTTCGGCTGCCCTGCGTGACTTGTAAGACCGCTCCAGAGTGTCTGCTGTTATTAGACGGGGGTACAGTGCTCTGAAGTTTCTTATACGCTCATCTACACGCCTACGTAATTCAGCATCACCAGTAGTTATCGCTAGATACCTGTCTTGCAGTAGTTCAGAACGTCTTTCCATGACTTGGTTTTCGTACTGTTTAGCAAGGGCGCGAGTCTCATATAGGCTAGTAGCATCAGCAGGGGTAAAACCTAGAGCTTGCATGTACAAGTTCCAAGCATTTATGTCTGTGTCTATTGGGCGACCGTCTTTAGTTCTGGCACCTTCTTGTAAGAAGCGGTTAGTTTTTATGCCATTACGTAAGAAACTAGGAGACAATCTTTCTACACCTCTACTTAACTCACCGTTAACAATTTCATTAAAAGCTAATGGTACGTTTTCGGGGGCGTCTAAAAGATAACTACCCATAGGGCCAAGAAGCTGTAGAGCCATAGCAGTGGTGTAACCAAATTTTTCTATCTCATAGGGTTCTTCTCTAAACCCTATACCATTCGCAATACTTGCACGGTTAGATATTTCTATATTCAGGTATTCGTTCATTGGCCCTTTGAGTATTAACTCGGAAAGACCCATAGACCTAAGTTCTCTACGCGCATTGAATGGCGCATCTTCATCATCGTCAAAATACTTATACAGGTTTGCAACCATAGTAACTAACGTAGATATTGCTCCAAACAAAGGTAAGCCAAACATGCCCCCCACTGCATAGCTCATGCCATACATATACACTAGCTGTCTGAAAGCCTGTCTTTTTATCTCTTTAGTTTGACCACTCGTAGCTTGCACAAAAGCTCTGGCTGTGACGTATGTGCTTTGCCATATGAAACCTTTAAAAGTCCACGCGATACGCCCTATGTCACTCTGCATCCATTTAGGTGCAGTTGTTGCCATACCCGAAGTGTTTACATCTTTTACTATTTTTAATGCGTACTCAGCGGCTTCTTCTTCAGACATACCATCGGAGCGTGCTAAGTCGTATGCCATTATTCCAGTAGTGGCACGGTTAAGCCTTTCTGTTGCAGATATGGGCGTGGATAGAAAGCTAAGAGCTTTAGCTGTAAAAGTGTTGTAATCCGTTGTAGTTTGCCGAGCGCCTTCTAATACTTCTCTTTCTAAAGTATGTCGTAGTTGCGCGTGGTCACTTAACTTGTCATACAGCACTTTGTATTCTGGGTTTGTGCTCCAATCATTTACGGCTATGCGCCCTGCTTTTGCCAAAGCGTTTGCTGTTTTTACCCCGCCGAATCTACCGGAAAGAATAGGAAATGATAGTAGTGGTACAGAGCTTAGGTTTACAACAGCCGAAGATATGTTCCCTGCCATAAACAACGTATAACTACCACTGGTAGCTAGGCTTGCCCAATACCCATAAGTAGGATTAAGAGTAAAAGCTTCTCTCGCTGCTATGTTTGATGCAGCAGCTCTAATGGTTGCCTCAGAAGGATCAGAAGCTGACTTACGTACATAGTTTGCACCCTCGCTTCTTACCTTGTTAAAGCCCTCTTGTATCTTGCCGTTGTATTCTATGTCTGCCAGCTTACGTGACCACTTGACCATTGTGTCTCCATAGACACGTACTACATCTTCAGATGGCCCGAGTATGTCGTCAGAAGTTCTAAAGCTTTGAGCAAGAGAAGATTCAGGGAACAAATCAATATATGCTTCATATATACTGTTAGCCAAACGATCCGTTTGGTACTCGCTTAACCCCTGACCTGCACCGCTTTGCTTAACAGCATTCATAGCGTCTGATATAAAACCCTCTGGGGGTAGGGTTTTTTGTGACAAGTCTTTTATGCTGTCTATTGTAAAATATTCGTTTTCGTTTAAGTCTGCATCCCGTTTCTTCTTACGTAACGCTTCTTTCTCTTCGTCTGTATTTGCTGCATCAAGCTCACTCTGTATGTCAAACCTCTGGTTCAACCCAAGAGTTGCTACTTCTGTATCTCTTTGAGTTCTTGACTCAAACGCACGAACAATTTTCTTACCTGTATCTTTATCTTTGTAAACTAATACGAACTCACCGTACCTACGTGCAGGTATGTAGCCAGCTACAGGGGGATTATCATCAAAATCTTTACTTATTTTCTTTCTTAGCTCTTCATCGCTTATTGACGACAAAATTACGTCTTTATAGCTTTCATACGTGTTGTCAAAGTCACCGCGCATAACTCTGTACATGTCCTGCATGGATTTACCACCCTGCATTTTTCCTAACCTTTCAAAAGCAGCTTTGCCCTCTTTGTAGGCTTTAAGTTTTTCCTCTTCAGCAGCTTTTGCTTTTTTGCTGTTTATTTTAGAGCTTAGTGGATCAGGTGGTGCTTTAAAAATATCTACGCGTGCAAGCCTCATTTCTATAGCAAACTTACCCATAGCTTCATATGCAGGTTTATACTTCCGTGCTAATACATTAAAAGCGTTGTACTTTTTGTTTATCTTTTCTATGTCTCGTTCTTGTTGTGCCTGCCGTTTTTCTACATTATCAATTATTTGTTTTATGCCTTTCAGCACGCTCCCATACATGTCATATATGTTATCAAGACGTAGAGCGCCGAAACTGGCTTCTAGGGCGTTATCTCCGAGACCAGACTTTTCTATGGCTTCTTTTACACGGCGTGGTCTAAACGGAGGAAAAGTATCTAACACCTCTTTTAGTGCTTCGTCTGGGTTCTCGTTAGCGTAGAACACGTCTTCCAAAGAAGTAGGCTCTATCTCAGGACGTGCAGTGATAATGTCATTTAAGAACTTAAACGACGCGTCGTAAGCACCTTGCCCCTTACGAATGTTAAAAAATTCTAAAATAGTATTAAGTATGTTTTCCCAAAAGGTTTCACTTTTAGGTGCTTTAATTTTCTTCAGTAAGTTTTGAAACTCTGAATTACCTACTAGTTCAGCTACAAACTCGTACAAGTCTGTGCCACCGTGGGCATCCCCCATCTGTGTCTTTATAGAAGAGTAGAAATTAAATAATTTTTTTACTTCTTTAGAATTAGGGTCAGCTAAGATGCGATCCAGAGCGGCATGAGAAAGTTCATGCAACAGGGTCTCTTTGTTTAGTCCACCCTCTGGGTCAAGAGCTATTACTCTTTCGTCGTAGTAATAACGACCTACATCTTCAGGATCATTGAAAGATTCCAGACGTATAGTTACACCAGCAGCCATGCTACGCATCTTGCGTATCAACGGACGTACTTCTTTCGGCACCTCGTTTATTATTGATTCTATTGCGCTATTTAGGTTCCCACTGCGAGCTGCTGCTTCTATTGTAGTATCTACGCTAGTATCAGGTAGAGCCTTTCTAGGGCGCCAATCTCGTTCGCTTTTTCCATCTGCTGTAAGACCTCTGGAGAATTTTTCAGGCGGGTATACCTCTATCCTGCCTTTGTTAGCTAAAAATTCTTCTACTTCTTTAGCCCTTTCCTCTGGAGTTTTGTTTTTAAACTTAGCCTCGTCGTCATCGCGCAGTTTCTTTGTTTCTTCTTGTACTCGCCTATCAAATTCTTCAGCTCTGTTGCTGGGGTATTTACTCAGAGGCTTGTCTTTGTACTTCTCTTGCATTTCTTTAGATACAGTCTCTATAGCTTGCTCTTTAAAGCTTTGCTCTCTAGCTGTATCTAAGGCATCAATTTCTTCTGCTACTTTTTGCAGGTCAGGGTCTTCCCCTACTACTAACTCTTCTTCTTCAAGAGCGATAGATTCTTCTTTGGCGTCTTCCAAAGTTAGTTCATTGTTCAGCATACGAAGCACACGGTCGTCATTTAGCCGTACAAAAACTTTTTTACCTGCTATCGCGGATAGTTCTTCACTCAGTTGATCTCTGATTTCTCTTTGTCTATCTTTCCGTGCTTCTGTTTCCTGAGTATCTTCTTCAAACCTCTGAGCATCAATTTCTTTCTGTCTCTCAGCCCGTTCTGCCAGTTTAGTTTCTAACTGTTTAGATCGCACAGAGCGTATTATGTTTTGCCTATACTGGTCTCTAAATTCTTTTACTAAATCTAAAAAGTTATTTTTTATTCTTGGAGATAGATTTGAGCTATACAAAAGCCAGTTGACTGCACTTTGCACGTCTTTGCTTTCGGCTTTTTTCCTTTGTTTTTCTCCTCTAAATACCCCAGCAGAAACTTCTCCTAGAGCTTCTCTTACTTCTTTTTCTTCTATGGCACCAAGAGTAAAACCAGTAGTGCTAGTAGTGGGAGGTGGAGGATTGTCTAACAATTCCCTAGCAACTGTCTTCGGTTGTGTAGCTGCTATTTTTTGGTCTAAAGACAAAGAACCCGTAGTATTTTTCTCTAGCTCTAATATAGTATCAGGGTCACTAGCGTAGTCATAAGCCAGCTCAAATATTGCACGCTCAGGATTTTTGTCTACTTGAGGTAGTTTAAAATACTTACTAGCTTTTTTAGCTATTTTTGGAGGTCTTGCCTTCTGTACTTCTTTTATTGCATTACGGTCAACAGTAGTAAAATTTGCTAGTCTGTCAGCAACTCTGTCATAGCTTTCTTCTAAAAATTCTTGTTCTGCTCGTATTTGTGTTAACCCGCTGGGATCAGTACCTTCGTCTACACTAGTTATACCCCGAGAAACACCGTAAGTAATAGCTGCGTCTCTTATTACTTGTTCACGCGTTCTTTTATCTTCCCCTTCCACTGCTTTTCTACGTGCAGGGGGAGCAGCGCGCATTTCAAAAACTGCGGCATAAGCTTGGTCTTTTGCTTGCCTAGCCCGCGCTATTTCTTCTAAAGCAGTTGCAGATATTTTAGGAAAGGTTTTTTGTAATGCTGTTCGATCACCTTCAAACAATAGTTTTTGTTCGGCATCTAAAAACTTACCGTAGTCTTTTCTTCTATAGCCTCCAGCCTCCAAAGCTCTAAATATAGTTTCTTGGTACTGGTTATATGCTTCAGTTATACCTTGCTGTTGTTTCGCTGCTAAATCTCTAAATTCTCTATTTACAACAGGTCTAACGGCAAGTAAGTCATCTTTTTCAATTTCTGTGACTTTCTCCAGATACTTATCTACAAGAGTTTCTTTTTTCTCTGGGTTTTCTTCTACTATTTCTTTCAGAGAAGCTACGAAATCATTGACCGTATCTAGTTCTTCACTAGTTAAGTCATCACCCAAAGTTATTACTTCTTCTGGTTGCTGTTGTGCTTCCCTTTCTTGTTGTCTTTGTTGTGCACGTTGTTGTGCTTCTGGGCCTAACTGACCAACAAGCGCATCTTCTCTGCCTTGTCGTCGGCCTTCTATAAAATTCTTTGTATCAGCGTCAAGTATAGACTCAGCAAGTCTTTGCAAGGTTTTACCCTGCATACCTTCCAAAACGTCTTCTATAAACTCTTCTTCTTGTAGAGTTGCCTCTGGCCCGGCAGCTTTTCTAATTGCTTTTTCTTGGGCTTCTACACTTGTGCGCTCTGTGTACGACTCTGGATCGACAAATTCTGGCCTAAGCCCAAGCTCCCTTTCTCTCGCTGCTTGCTGTCTACGAAAGAGTTCTTCTCCCACTACAGGGTCATCTATGCCACGTCTTAGCTCTTTAGCTAACGCACGTCTGGCTTTTTCTTCTCTGGCTGCTTCTTCTTCAAGCGGGCCTAGGAACTCTTGCATTTTTGCTTCGTCAACTTCTCTTACTTTAGCTGTAGCTTCTCGTTCTTCTGTTTCTTTCCTAGCCTCTGCTGCTAACTCATTCAGAAATTTTTCAGCCGCTGGCGCAGTAGCGCGATCACGCACGCGTTGTATAGCCTCTGGTGCAACCTCACCTAACGCCCCAACCGGCGCACCGACTGCACCTTCTAACGTAGCTCCTGCTGTAACACCACGGAAAGTAGGCACGTTAAAGCCTTCTCTTTGTAGTGCTACGTTCTGTGCAAACTGTTCTTGTCCACCCTGTAGTGCTTCAGGTATGGCTTCTTCCAGTGCTTTGCGGCTAGCTTCTTTTATTAAGCCGCTCTTAGCAGCCTGTTCTACGCCTTCTTTAGATACACCACCCGCCAGTTTTTGTCCTACACGAGACAACAACGTGTCTTCCAAACCGAACCTAGCAGCCACAGCCCCTAGCACACCGCCTAACGCTATGTTATCTAGGTTCTCTCCTCCGTAAGCCTGTGCTTCTTTTGCTGCTTCTTTGGCTTGTCCTTCTGGTACACCGGCGTTTGTCAGTTCTTCAAGCACAGCACTGTAAACAGCATCTTTAGTAACACCAACTCCGGTCAATGCACCTACGCCAGTAGCCACAGCTTTAGCACCCAGACCTACTGCACGCCCCGCAAGACCCGCAGCTAGAGTAGGCACAGCCGTACCAAAAGCGTTTGCTATTAAATCTACAGGAGCAGTTGCCAGAGCACTTAGACCAGCCGCAACTTGTGCGCCCATGCCTTTGTCTTCAGCTTCTTTTAGTATTCGGGATATTTCTTGTTGATCGCGTTTGGCTTGGGCGGAAAGAAGGTTGTCCAAGACATCTTCTGTGCCCTTTAATGCGCGAGATATTGGGTTGTCTGCACCTAGGGTATCTGTAATAAAACGAGTGCCTGTAACAGCGCCCTTTAAAACCTGCGTAGGTACGTCTAAGGTTTCTCTAAACAGACTTCTTTCGCGTGCATCAGGAAGTGCCCTAGACGGAGTAGGGGTAACGGGAGTAGTAGGGGTAACGGGAGTAGCAGGGCTAACAGGGGCACCCGACCTTAATTGTTTGTAGGCATTCGCTACCGTATCAAACTCAGGTGTACCCTGCTTATCCTGATTTTCAACTATCCAAGACGCATAACGACTAAGACGATCCACATTAAATACCAACTATACTATCGGCGGCTGCGGTAAAACCACTTACACCAGAAATAGCACCCATAAGTCTTTTAAGGGTTTCGTTCAGCACTTCTGACGAGTCAATTGGCAAATCCATTTCTTCACCTACACCTTGTCGCACTATGTCAAAACTTGGGGAGTTTATCAGGTTCTCAATAAGTTCTGTCTGAGCTACATCCCTAGTAAGCTGTAATTGCTGCTGGTCTATATCCAAGGCTCTGTCTCTAGCAGCGGCTTCTTGTTGTGCAAGGTCTCTTTGCGTCAGAGCAGATGTAAGTTGTGCACCTTCAAAACCTCTTGAAGCACCGCCAGCAAGTCCTAAATCTCGGAACGCACTGTATAACTGTTGCGCCTTGTCAGAAGTAAGAGTAGAACCAAGACGGCTAGCTATACCTTGACCTCCACCGCGACTATCTTGTCTACGCTGTGTATTAGTGTCACCTGCTCTAAACATAGTTGCAGGAGCATCTTCACGTTGGAAAACAGCACTACCAAGCATTTCTTGTGGAGTAGGTTGTCTCGCTGCTTCTACTTCGTCTTCACCACCGCCCATTAGTGCAGCTATTCCTAAACCAGCACCTGCGGTTTGTGCGACACGTCCGGGGCTAAACTCACGCTTTAGAGGAAGTCCCAACCTACGAGCTTCTTCACCTGACATCTGTGCTCGTTTATATGGCCCCGGTCTAGTACCGCCAACCGAGCCTGTTACTCTGCTATATGGGCCTGTTGCACGCTCTCTACTATATAAACTTTGAGCAAATCGACCTAAACGTCCCGCAGCGGGTTGTCGCACTGACTCCCGTGTTAAAAAAGAACGTGCCGCAGGTGCTGCGGCCCTTAAAGCAGCAATCCCTCTTGCTCCCATACCAAGAGCTGGCCCTATACCCGGCACAAACATAAGCCCTATAGAAGCTGCTTCTACTGGGTTGTCTTTTATAAGTTGTACAGCTTTTTCAACAACATTAGGCTCATCAGTTACACTACTTAGAGGTATAACCTGTTCGCCGTCTGCTTCGACCAGATCGCCTTCTTGGAAGTTTTTGATCTGTCCACCTTCTTGGAACCCAAGCACGCGCTGTAGATAGCTACCTATCTCACCTAGGTCAGAACGCAGGTTAACCAGTGGGTTGTTGCTTCTGGCAGCTTCTGGTGCACGATCACTCAACGCGGTTAATCCCGCTGCCTTATCCATTGCATAACGCCCAGCAGCTTCTCGTGCGCCGGGAAATGCTTCTTCCATACGCTGTGCAGGGCTCTTCATGCTGCGTTCTGTACTGAAGTCTTGTCTAGTATCTATACCAGCGAGGCCAGTAGCAGGGTTTGCTCTGCTTATCATATCCTCTTGTCCCTGCATCATGCGCAAGTAACGGGCCGCAGCGTTAGCTTCCCGTTCTTTTTCCTCTCGCTGCTGTTCCTGCTTTCTGCCGATCTCTTGCAGGTACTCGATAGGGCTACTAGGCTCTGTCGATGCTGCTTGTACAGCAGCTATCTCGTCCTCTACTGCTTGTACAGCAGCGGCGGGGTCTTCCCCAGCACGTATCGCATCATTTCTGGCTCGTACTTTACGGTTAAACTCTTCTTGTTCACGGCGTCTCTCTCGTGTTGCTTCGGTCTCATCAAACAGACCGCTGATAAAATCTCCAGCACCACTAAAAAAGTCACGCGCTTTACGTGCAGTCTGCCTAGACGCTATAAGTCCGGGGCTAGGTTCTTGTACACCTCTGTCTAATTGACTCATAATTTTGTCCACATACGGTTGTGTCTGCATCGTTTGGGGGAGCACATCGTAGTCTCTACCTGCTGCTACAAATTTATCGGCGTTACCAGCACCAGCGTTATACGCAATAAGCGCAGCTTCAATGTCGCCGTCATAACGGTCAATCATTGCCTGAAGGTAGTCTCTGGCAAACTTCCGACTAGCCTCTGGATCAAACCTGCTGCCCTCCATAGGAGAAACTCCAAATCCGGGGTCTTCTGCGGTTGAAGGCATTATTTGATACGCACCCTCTGCACCTGCTGCACTAACTGCACGGGGGTCACCACCACTTTCTGCAACCATAAGCGCAGTAAGCAGGTCTTCCATATTTATGTCATCTGCTGTTACTCGACCGCCCGGCGCGTATCCCACAACACCGCCCTCTGCCATACGCATGGGTTGTGCTTGAGGTGCCATTGCTTTACGCATTTGAGCTGCTTGCATTTGCTGCCCACGCATTTGTAAGCCCGGCGCTGCCGTAGCCATAGCTTGCTGTTGACCCAGACCTACACCTGCGCCCGCCAGACCCATAAGCTTTTTGTCTATTACAGTAGGGCCAACGGCACCAGATGCCATCTGCTTCGCACGTTGCTGTTCCTGCATATCTTTTTGCAGATTCTCAAGCGCAATACCTACCAGCAGCTTAGGGTTTTTCTGCTGCATATTTTGTAGCGCACCCAAACCCATAGTTTCATAGGCGTCTACTTGCTGTTGTACGTTATAAGCCATTGTTTACACCTTTGAATAATCTACGCGTAAGTAGCCATCGCTATCTGTTGTCACAGCATCG